ATGTCTTCACGGGTTGAACTTCTCATTGACGGTAATCGACACGGTGGCTGGACCTCCGTAAATATTCGTCGTGGCCTTAACCAGGTGGCGGACCGTTTCGAGGTTTCTCTGACCGAAAAGTGGAGCCAATCCACCCAGCCAGCACCGGTGCGCAGCGGCGCCAAATGCCAGGTGTTTATTGACGACGATCTGGTGATCACCGGCTACGTCGACGAAGTACTTCCCGCCTACGATGCCAACCAGCACAGCCTGGTAGTCACTGGCCGTTCCAAGACCGCCGACCTGGTGGACTGTTCTTCACGCCGCAAGACCTGGAGCAAACCCCGCAAGCTGGAAGCCATTGCCCGAGAGCTGGCCGAGCCCTTCGGCATCGAGGTGGTAGTGGAGGCAGACACCGGTGCACCGATCAAGGCCCCGGCCGTGGAGGCGGGCCAGCCATACTACGAAGCCCTGGAACAGATGGGCCGGTACCGGGCGGTGATCTTTGTCACCGATCCCCAGGGCCGCCTGGTGATCACCAAACCGCCCCGTGGGCGCATCGATACGGCGCTGGCGCTGGGTGAGAACATCCGCAAGGGTTCCGGGCGCTTCTCGGTTCGGGACCGCTTTTCCGAGATCATCGTCCAGGGCCAACAACCTGGTGATGACTTGCTTTCAGGTGAGCAGGCCTCCAGCCCGGAAGGCACTGCCACAGACCCCGTGATCCGCTTCCGTACCCAGGTGATCGTTGCCGATACGCCGGTTGATAAAGCTGGCTGCCGGCAGCGTGCCGAGAATGAAACCCGGCGCCGTCGCGGCCGTGGCCGGGGCCTGACCTACACCGTGGCCGGCTGGCGCCATGAAACAGGGTTATGGACACCAGGCTTTGAGGTGTCCGTGCGTGACCGCTGGCTGGGCATCCAGGACGACATGCTGATTGAGGGTGTGCAGCTGGTGCTGGATGGCCAGGGCGAACGCGCCGAAATCCAGGTTGTGCCGCCATCAGCCTGGGACCTCACCGCTGAGCCGGAGCCGGAAGAGGAGGAATCGGTATGGGGATGAGAGACATCGTCCGCCTACTGGCTCCTGTCTGGCGCCGCCTGCGCCTGATCGTTTCCCGGGGTGTTGTGCGACTGTCTGACGACGGCCGCAAGCTCCAGGTGGTGCAGATGGATCTGCTGGCCGGCGAGACAGCGGCCATGGAGCGGTTCCAGCAATACGGTTTCAGCTGCCGGCCACTGGACGGTGCCGAGGCGATCGCTTTGGCCGTTGGCGGATCCCGTGGCCACCTGGTGGCCATCGCGGTGGATGACCGCCGGTACCGGATGAAGAACCTCAAGAACGGCGAGGTGGCCCTGTACACCGATGAGGGCGACTACATCCACATGAAGCGCGGCCGGATCGTGAAGGTGAACGTTGGCCAGGATCTGGAAGTGGTTGTGGGCAACAACGCCAATGTGACCGCCGGCGGATCCGTGAATGTCGACGCGGCTACCAAGATTGCGGCTACTGCGCCGCAGATCACTGGCCAGTGTGATACGGCTGTAGTGACGGCCAGTGCCAGCGTCACCTTGGATACGCCCCAGGTCACCATGACCGGAGCGTTGCTAGTGCAAGGCGCGATCGTTGGCCAGGGAGGCATGGCGATCAGTGGCGGATCAGGTGCAAGCGTTGACGGCGATATGCAGATCAATGGCGGTGATGTTAAAGCCGACGACATCTCCCTGAAGACCCACCTAACTAGCGGTGTCCAGCCCGGTACCGGATTGTCCGGAGGGCCTGTTTCATCATGACCGACATCGCACTCCAGCCACGTTTTGACGGCCGCATCGACATTCAGTTGAACAACGGCGACCTGGTCGCAGACGACGGCCTGAGGACGGCTGTTGTCCTTTCACTGCTCACTGACCGGCGAGCGAACCCAGGCGATGTCCTGCCTGACGGTGGAGACGATCGCCGTGGCTGGTGGGCCGACATGCTGGCCACCGCCGGTGGCGATCGCTTCGGTTCCCGCCTGTGGCTGCTCTCACGCGAAAAGAACCTGGCCGAGGTCCGCCGCCGGGCAGAAACCTACGCCGCCGAGGCGCTGGAATGGCTCCGTGAAGACGGCATCGCCAACACCATCGAGGTAGAAGCCGAAACGGTGGCCACCGATCGCCTGGGTTTGAAGATCCGGATTATCCGCACCGATGGCCAGGCCATTGAAGAGCGCTTTAACAACCTTTGGGAGAGCCTTTAAATGCCGTTTGAACGTCCGTCACTGAGTGAACTCCAGGAGCGCATCCGTGCCGATATCCGTGCACGCTTGCCTGGCGCTCAGCCGGAGCTTCGGCGCTCCCTCCTGGGCGTGTTGGCCGACATTGAGGCCGGTGGCATCCACGGGCTTTATGGATACCTCGACTTCCTGGCCACCCAGTTGTTCCCAGACACTGCCGAATCCGAATACCTGCAGCGATGGGCACGTATCTGGCGAGTGCCGGCAGTGGATCCGACAGCGGCCACTGGCGATGTCACCTTCGCAGGCAATGACGACGTGGTGATTCCACAGGACACCCGCCTGCAGGCCAAGAGCGGCGCCGAGTACCTGACCGACGAAGCTGTAACGATCGTTGGCGGTACCGCCACCGTGTCAGTAACGGCCGCAGAGACCGGCGAAGACGGCAACCAGGATGCCGGCACCGAACTGGAACTGGTCAGCAGCCCCTCTGGCGTCGAAGGCACGGCAACCGTTGGCGCGGAGGGCCTGGCCGGCGGTACCGATCCAGAAACCGAGGAGCGCCTGCGTGAACGCCTGCTGGCCCGTATCCAGCGCCCGCCCCACGGCGGCAGCAAGGATGACTACATCCAGTGGGCCCTCGAAGGCCACCCGGACGTAACCAGGGCCTGGGTTTATCCAAACGAGCTGGAGAACGGCTCTGTCACCACCCGCATCATGACCGACGAAGCCACAGCCGATGGCACGCCCACAACGGAGGTTGTCGACGCGGTGCTGGCGTACATCGAATCCGTGCGGCCGGTAGCGTCGGTTCCGTATGTGATCGCGCCTGTAGCGGTACCGCTGGACCTGGAAATAACGATCGTCCCAGACACTCAAACTGTCCGTGACCGGATCGAACTGGCGGTACGGGATTACCTTCGCCGCGAGCCGGAGCCAGGTACCACCATCTACCTGAGCCAGCTTAACGGCATCATCTACGTGGCCGCCGGTGAGAGCCGTCACACGCTGGTCAGTCCGGGGGCTGATATCACCCATCAGACCAATGAAATAGCCACGCCCGGGGTGTTCACATGGACCGCCTGACCGCTGATCAATACCGTAATCAGCTGACGGCGCTGGTACCGCCAGGGCAGGCCCTGCCAGACCAGTCAGACAGTAACTGGCAGCAACTGCTCCAGGCATTGGCAGAAGAATACGCCCGCCTGGATGGCCGTTTCCATGACTTGGTGAAGGAAGGCAACCCGGAAAGCACCAACGAGCTGCTGACCGACTGGGAGCGACTGCTGGATCTGCCGGGCCCGTGTGACACCTTGCCGGAAACCATCCAGGAAAGACGCCTGGCCGCACACGGCAAACTAATCCGCGTAGGCGGCGCCAGCCCGGCCTACTTCATCGAGCTGGCCGAGAGCCTTGGCTACCAGGTAACGATCACCGAATACCGCCCCTTCAGGGCAGGATTCTCAGCCGCAGGCGATAGCCTGACCAACGAGGAATGGCTGCACCACTGGATGGTCAACGCGGCAGAAACCGCCGTCGTCGAATTCAGCGCCGGCCAAAGCGCCGCCGGCGAACCCGTGCGCAGCTGGGGCGAAGACCAGCTGGAGTGCCCAGTAGAGCAACTCAAGCCCGCGCACACCGTTGTTAACTTCAGTTATGGGGAATAGACATGTTTCGTATTGATGGTCCAGGGGCGACGCCAGATAACAAGTTTTCCGAGGGCGATCCGGCGAATGGGACGCGGGCGACCGTTGTTACGGATGAATGGTTAAATGCGGTTCAGGAGGAAGTGGCTGGCGCGATTGAGAATGAAGGGGAGGTCCTGGACAAACAAAACTCAGGCCAGCTCAAAAAAGGTATAGCGGCACGTGTCATTCGATTGTCCGATATGACCAATTTCCAGAACCTTGTAGCCGCTAGACGCGTAGAAGGATATATTTTCAGGACCGTAGCATATAGGCCCGGTTGGGCTGCTCTTGCTAGCAGCCCGAGGGGTGGTGGCGATTTTGTTTATATTGCTTCCCGATCAAAAGATGACCACACCGGCGGTACTGTAATTAGCCCGACATGCACTTGGGATGGTACTCAGAGCGATCTGCCAAATTTCTTGAATCGAACAAATGAGACTGACCCTGGCGGTACTGGCGTGTTCGTGTTGATTTCCGACCACAGTGTCTATTCGTTCGGTGCAGTGGGCAGCGGGCTGGAAATAGACACAACAGCGGTGCACGCGTACAGAGATGCCTTGCCTGGGGAAGAGCTCGAATTTCCTGAAGGGACTTACCGTGGTAATTTTGTGTTTGACAACAATGCCAGGGTTAAAGGGCACGGTGAAAATGCAACAAAGTTTGTTGCGGACACCACAGTTTCTCCAATCTTGGTGCTTTCTGACGCGGTCGCTATCGAGCAGTATTACCTCAGTGCTTCCGGTTTTCGCATAGATGGTGAGGGTAGCGCCGCTGTTGGGTTACGTATCGGGTCGCCTGATCAAACCGCCCAAGTCTCGTACGGCCGGTACAAGAATATTGAAGTAACAAGCTGTACTAACAATATCGAACTGAATCGTGTAATCGGTGTGGGCATGGAGGATGTGTATTCGGTTTCGGCGAGCAGCGCAGGCTTGATAATACCGATTAACGATGTGGTTACAGTAGCCAGTTTCGTTAACTGCAGATTCCGCCAATGTAAAACCAACTTGGACTTAAAAGGTGGAGCGCTTTTTAATTTCCGAACCTGTGTCGTCGAATCGTCACATGATTTGGGATTGTGGTTTTCTAAGCAGTCGTCGAGTGGGGCGCGGCAATCCGTCTTTGACACGTGTTGGTTTGAAAATAATGCGCACACTCCTAGCACTTCTATTTCCGGCGGGATGTACCTTGACGTCGAGTCTATTCTAGCTTCAGCGGAAAGCCCGAGTTATCTAAAATTCAAGAGCTGTGTGTTTTCGACTGCCGGAGATAAACCAGATGTGACGCTAAATCGAGGCTACAATATCGAATTCGACATGTGCTCGTTTAAGTCTCTCGATTCTACCAACTTAGTGGCAAATACGGCCTCTGGACATGCGTTTGCCCGTCTTAAGAATTGCGGCACTATTGACAGTGCGCCCTCTCCAACCCTATATGCCAATTTCCCGGAGCGGGTACTGTCTGGTAATAAGTATCTGGGCTTCACATACGAGTATGAGTATCAAGGCCAGATATACAAAAATTTCACAGGTAAGATTGATCGAGTTTCCTCCACTGTGTCTAGTCATAGCGTACTTGGTGTTGTGGTAATGCCGATTGATACCTCCGCGGGCGATGTTGAGTTAACATCGCTAGCGGATGGGTACGACGGGCAGGAGATAGCGATCATTAAGCCGTCGGGTGCGAACGCCATTATCCTGAGCCATAATTCTGCAGGTTCCCAGCCTATATTTACACCTGATGGATTAGATCGCAGCCTAACTGGGCGCCAAGGAGCAAGAATTGTTTGTGAGAAGGGTGTCTGGTATCTGGCCGGTGTTTAAACCAACTTTAACAAGACTAAAAATAGCGAAGCCCCTTTTGTGCCGAGTATCTGAGATGCGGAGTATCGATCGGTAACCTTGGTGGTTAGTTGTTTTCTCCGTTCTCAATTCATCTGGCGTCGGGTCTCATTCAAATCGGCGCGCTACAGCAGAACCGCGCAAATTAAACCGCAAGAATTTTGGCGTTATAGAAGGACTTTCATTATAACTGTATGTATATACAGTTATTTGACCAAAGAGGGCGGCAATGTCGAAATCACCGTTTTTGCAATCGGTCCGCACAGAGATCAGGACCAAGCAGTACAGTTACCGAACCGAGAAGTCCTATCTCTACTGGGTCCGTCAGTTCATCCTTTTCAATGACAAGAAGCACCCAGAAGTCATGGGTAATCACGAAATCGAGCGCTTCCTGAATCACCTCGCCGTCAATCGGGGAGTCAGTCCGGGCACTCAAAATCAGGCGCTGTGCGCGATCATTTTCGTCTACAAGCATGTGCTGAAACGGGAGATTGAGAACCTACAGTACAAGATGACAAAAACACCCCGCCGAATGCCGACCGTTCTGAGCCCCGACGAAGTCGCTTCTATTCTCCGCAACCTGGAAGCGGAGTATTGGCTCATTACCGCGATTCTTTATGGGTGCGGTTTGAGAATCAACGAAGCTCTATCGCTTCGCGTGAAAGACATCGACCTCAAAAGCCGCAACTTGCTCGTATTCAACGGTAAGGGACGAAAGGATCGATACACACTGATTCCAGACAATCTGAGAGAACACATGGAGCGGCAATTCGCTCGTGTCAGGGCAGTGCATGAGTCCGACCTGGCTGAGGGATTCGGACGTACATCAGTCCCGGCATCTCTTCACAAGAAGTATGGGCCGGCCATGAAGGACTTTGGTTGGCAGTACCTGTTCCCATCCGCAACAAGGTGCGTTCATCCCATCGCTGGTTATGTGTGCCGCCACCATCTTCATCATTCATCGTACTCACGGCAATTGAGGCAGGCTGTTCTCGCAAGCGGCACTTCCAAGCGGGTGACCGCGCATACGTTTCGGCATGCCTTTGCAACAGAGTTATTGAGATCCGGGAGCGATATCAGGACGGTTCAGGAAATTCTCGGGCATAGCGACATCCGGACGACAGAAATTTATACCCACATTATTGGTGATCGACGAGCTGGAACGGTGAGCCCGTTTGATCGGTTACCAGACTTTTAA